ATGTTTCAAAAAATCTGTAACTATCTTTCTATTTTATCCACTGTCTTGGTTCTGGGAATACTAGGCGGTGGGTTTTTTACATTTAAGTATGTGACCTCTGAGCAATTCAAGAATAAATTAATGAATGAAGTTTTGGGTAATGTACAGGGATTGATGCCTAAAATGTTAGATAATAACCTTCCAGACATGACAGGGCCATCAATGCCAATCATTAAATGATCTTTGGATTTTTTAAAAAATTAATTAAATATTATATTGATAAGCTTGTGTCTTGGATAAGAATAAAAAAACTACAACTTGAATTAGATGATGAGATAAAAAAATACCATAATGATATGGATGCAAAAATGACAAAACCTAAAATCATAGAAACTGGTAAATTTGGAGAAGATGGTTGGTCTATTTCTATTGGTGATATAGATAAAGATGAGTGAAATAAAAATACCTCAGATTACACTTCCAACTATTGATTTACCTGATACACCATATTTTATAAAACATAAACTTGAAGGCAAAATACCAGGTTGTAATTTATATCACAGAGATTTAGAAACTACACGCAACCCTTCCTTGTTAATCGCAGATCCTAATGGAACATATACTGTTTGCCCTGAAGGTCAAATACCTTCTTACGATTCAATAAGATATGATCCAAATGAAATTATTTATACAGAAGAAACTCCCAGATCAACACCATCTACCCCAACACAAACTCAACAAAAAACTGTAAAACCAAAGAAAGACAAAAAGATTGAATTTGAACCCTGCCCTGGTAAATCAAATCAAAGAGTTGGAGACTTTCGTAACGAAAAACGATTAGAACGTGTCATCGGCCATAAAAGAGGGGATGATGGGATTGAATGTATAACACTTTATGAGGATGTCCCGTTTAAGGATCAGTACATTCCAGAAGTTTCTAGCATTGTATCTACTGCTGTTATTGGCTTGGTCGCTGCCAGTTCTCCACTTTTACTTAATATCATCAAACCATTAGTTAAGAATATCGTAAAAAAACTTACAAAGAAGAAAGAAAAAAAGCTAAAATAGTTATCTGTAGATGAGTCTTACCACAGCCCGTGGCTTGTCTACTTTAATTCGTGAGTATGTGGGATAACTTGATTAGGTATCGTTGTTAATACTACGTTTTTACAGGTAACGGCATCATCCCCAATAAATTTAACGCCCAGCTTAAGTTGCTCGGAGCAAATTTTTAATCTTGCGAGATTGGCTTCTAATTTAGCCTTAGTAAGTGCGAATTCCTGTCCTTTTATCTGTGTTTCAGCAGCCCTTAAACAAGCCTTATTAAACCCCTGACCACCAAGTGGGATTTGTATTGATGCTGTAATTCCATAATTAAGATTAAATGTTGTTTGATCTAGTCTTGGTTGTTCGGACTGATAAAGGATACGACCAGGATTAATAAGATTACCATCAGCATCTTCTGAAAGATCGTAAATGTTGGTTCTGGTTGTTGTAACTTTTGGATGGCTGTAATTTTGTCCTTTAGTGACAAAGGGATTGATAGCCAAAGTTGGTAATTGGCATTGAATACCCTGTGAATATCTATGAGTTGGAAAGCCTCCCGAAATTGATTGATAGCCATTGTTAATAACCGTGCCTGACGAACTGGCCGAGGGCGAACTTACAGTATTTGCAAGGGTTTTGGGCGATAGTGCTAATAGTGTTATTGCGAGAAGATACTTAAACTTGTACTCTGACTTTCTGTATTTATTGTTCTCTGTATTGTGCTTGTAGCATCTAAACCTGGAGCTAAAAAGTTTTCGGTGATTGAAAAGGCTTCTCCTGGGGTTTTGATCTCCCATTGGGGCTTGGTTGTTAAGTTTGGAGTCACCCATTGAAACGAAACCCCATTGACTGTCTGTGTGTTTGTATATGTCGCATCAGGAGAGATAACAGTTCCATCTTTGACTTGTACATTAGACCCCTGCATACTATATGAATACCCTGTCCGATAATTCTCTGTAACAATTGTCTCCACGATAATGGTCTTGCTTGAACTACTTGATTCCATCTGGCCTGTAGAGAAGGAAGGTGTAATACTTCCAGCATTTGCACTAGGTATTGCGAAGAATATAAATACAAGCCACCGCATTAATCAATTTCAAGTTTGATCGTACTTTGCATCTGTGCTGTAACACCTGCTCCTGTTGCAGATAAATTGACTGTCATTGCCCCACCAGAATCCATTGTCATGGCGGTAGTGCCGATATCTCCACCACTTACAGTTGTGGTATCTCCGAAGATAGGTAACGATGGCACAACACCATTAGTAACCGTTGTTCCTAAAAAACTTGTAGGTATGGAATCGCCTTGAATAAAGCTTTCTGACACAGACCACGCATCACCAGCAGTAGTTACTGCGTAAGTGGTGGTTGAATCTATAGTAGGAACGCCATTTGTGATTTGTGCATCTGTCAGATCAAGCGTACCTATCGCATTAGCAGTTTCACTAGCTGTTGGGGTGACATTTGTTCCTGATGCTGAGAAGGTTGTGCCAACTCTATTTGCTGTTGAACTGGCACCTAATGTAGTAACTAAAACTACGTTTTGGATTGAGTGAGAAATATCTGCTAATACTGCGGTAGGACTTCCGACAATAAATAAAAATGGGATCAGTTTTTTCATTTGATACCTACTTTGTTTTTACTATTATCTACTATTTTAGGAGGATTATTGTTTTTTTTCTTACCAACCTGTAAACCGAAACTGGCTAAACTTCCCGAAAAGATCGAAGCGATGAAAGTTGGATCAAAGTCCACAATCTTCTTACCAGATGGAGGCTCGTAATAAGAAAGAGTTAGCATTGCAGCAGACCAAACTAACACCGCAATTTTGACAATCGTTTCTACACGATTACTTTCTTTTTCTTCTTGTTCTTCCATATTAAGAAAACTGCCTTAGTGTGAGGAGTAAGCTGATGACCATTGCTTAATTAGACAGCTATATGCCAAACTTAGCAAATACTGTTATGTTTGGAAAGTAACACAATAAACTAATGTCAAAGTTTCTAATTAATCTGTTTATCAAGTTTGGTAAAAGTGAATCTCTACGTAAGGCAGCATTGAACCTCCTAAAAGATCTTGCCAAGAAATCTGATAATGATGTGGATGATGCCATCGTCAAAATGATAGAAGAAAAACTCTTTCCAGTAAAATGAAAAGAAAATTCCTGAACATCGAGATAGAAGATGCTCCATTAGAGTTAGAATTATCGGTGGAACAGAGATGCCGTGACATTCTTGCCTCTGATGATGTCTATAGCATCAAACGGTATTGCACTCATCTGGTAAAGCATCAAATGAAACAGGATGTATTTCTTGCGTCTTTACTAGGCCGTCTTATAGAACTTGAGGCCCAAGTAGTGATCAGTGAAAGAAAAACAAAACGTAAAAATTTATTTAAGAAGATGAAACGATTTCTTCGTATTGCTTAAGTTCTTCTGGTTTAAAATCTTTTACCAATAGTTTTGGTATTTTATCAATCTCATAATTATATTTAAGGATTGCTGTCTTTATATGTTCTGAAACCCAAGTGCCGCTGTTGGCAGCTAATTCTGCTTTATTTCTTGAGTTAATATTTATCCTATGTTCTATTCCCTTCAGTTGTATATCAAGCAAATTTTTTTGTAGGTTTTTTATTCTTATCTCCCTTAACTTCCTAAGTTTTTTTGAATCACTCATTTTCCAGTTCCGCTATCCTTTTATTTATAGCATCATATCTTACACAATATTCTTTAAGATCTAACCGTTCAAACCAGAATTTTTTCTGTAATTCTGCAAGCTGGTCATAATAATTTTTGATTAGGTCTTTGTTGTTTTGCTCCATAATTTTATAAGAAGTTCTAATTCAGCAACTCTTTTCTTAGCTGCTGCGATTTTTTCCGCTGTTGTCATTAATAACCCAATTTTGCTTTTTTTATAGCTTGTTTACATTTTTCTGGGTTATATGATATCCCCCTGCCAACAGTTCGTATCCAATGTATGCCTTCTTTTAATACACCTTTTTTTCGATAACTAACTAAAGAACTTTCAGATTTTAAACCCATCATATCGGCAGCAGTTAGTTGCTGATAAAAACCTTTGCTTGCATAATATTTTCGTTTATATGGGTCAAAGGGGTCGCTTTTTGGTTTGTCTTTTTCCTTTTCCATTGCTAGAGCAATTTTGTCATGTAGTTTTAAAAGTTCTTTTATTAAAGAGTTATCGTCAAATTTACATTTAGAACATTTATCAGCATTAGAAATTGATTGTAGTAAACCTATTTTGATGTTTCTCCATTCTCTTTCTGTTAAATCAATTTTCATAATAAATAAGTCGGGGGCTTACATGAACTCTTCCAAGACAATGCCCCTATAACTTAGGCTGGTATTGCTTCTGAGCTTCTACTCTTTACAGGTAATGTAAAGTCATTCACTCTTACCTGAATGGATGCTCCAGGGGTGCCATCTCTTTTCTCAAAAGTATTCAAGTTACCAGATCCTGTGACGGTAATCTGACTGCCTTTTTTGATATAGTCCATGACGACATCTCCTCGGTTGCCCCATACAGTGCAATCAACTTGGACAGTCACATCTTGGATGTCTGTAAGTAATCTGAAATTTGTTACCTTAGTTCCCTGAGAAGTTTCCTTCTGTACTGGGTCTGAGGCTAGGTTGCCAACGGCTGTAATGCTTAACATGATAATTTAATTAGTC